GTCCTGCTCAGCACGTCTGCGTTTAAGAATACCTGATACTTCTTTACCACCTGCCATAGACCATTTAGGAAACTCTCCTGAAGCAGCTACTTTGTTACCAGTTTTAATTAGTTTAAGTAAAGTAGAACGCTGAAAAGCACCTACTCCTAAGTTATATACAAAGGATACAAGAGCATCAAACTCGTTTTGCTCAAGCTCTACACCACAAGAGTTTACAGCTTGTTCAGCAGTATGTAAGTCTTTACGGAGAAGCTCTGTAGATTGTCCCATAGTAATAGGAGAACCTTGTACAGTACCGTCTCCAGGAATCATTAGATGACCATAACCTACTGTCCATTTACCTACAACATCTTGATAAGGCATACTACGAAAGCCTTCAAAAGATTTAATTTGTTCAATACCTTTATCAGAAGTCTTCATTTATTTGCTAATTGTAGTTTAAGAGAATCTATTTCAGCTTTAAGTTCTTTAATAGAACCTACAAGATATGCTGTCATGTCGTTTTGCCAGCTAATTCCTAGTGTTTGTCCGTCTGTAAACTGAGCTTCTTCTTCTGTAGATGCAAAAGAGCGAACAGCATTAGGAATAACTTGTTGAACCTCTTGTGCAATAAATCCTGTTTCAGGAATTTGTGAATTAATTTTCCATTTATAAGTAACTGGATTTAAAGAAGTAATTTTATCTAAAGCACCCGTCAAAGGAGCAACATTATCTTTTAATCTATTATCAGAAATAGAAGCCCAGTTTGCACCTGTAGTATTTTTAGGCGTACCGTCACCATAGAAATAGTATGCTTGTGCTGGTACGTTACCTGTAGGATTGTTATAATCAAAGACAAAAGCTTGAGCAGCTAAAGCAGTGCTTGTAGCTTGGAAATACATACTAGTATTAGCGTTGGAGCCTACAGTTGAATTATAATAATTAACAGCAGCTCCGTTAAAGCCAAGCTGCATTGATGTAGTTGCAGTTGGTCCACCAATGTACACACCACTTGTACTAGTAAAGCTATTATTAGCTGCGGTAAATGTATTGGACGAACTTAAAAAACTTGCTGTAGGGTTGACCCAAGTACCATCATTACGTAAATAAGTAGTGGTACTTCCAGAAGGAGCAGAAATTGCATAGCCATTCCAGTTAGTACTACCAGTGAGATAAAAGTCTCCCCACTTTTGAGAACTAGTTCCTAAACTCATTGTGCTAGGAGGTACAATAGCCAACGGAGATGCAGTTACTCCAATACCACAATCAGCAATCTGTGTACCACCAGAGTTATTAAAAGTAGCAATATGTCCAGCAACAGAACCTGAATAAACCTGTGTAACCAATGGATATCCATCAGTAGTACCTAATGTGATAGTACCAGAAGTGGTAACAGGGCTTCCTGAAACGGTTAATCTTGTAGTTCCTACACCAACACCAACACTAGTAACAGTACCACTGCTAGTACCCCCGCCACTAGGTACAAGCCAAGTACCAGCATTACTGAGAAACTTTGTGGTGTCTCCAGTCGGTTTTGGAACTGAATAACTATTCCAGTTTAAATTACCATTTAGATTTAATGGATAATTTCCTGCAATAGTAGCATCACCAGTGTTTAATACTAATACATCATTAGCACCAGTACCGCTTACTGAAAAATGAATGCTATTACCACTAGCATATATTGAATTGTATTGAGATAGGTTGTAAGCATTAGAATATGTTGTATTCCAAGGAAAACTTACAGTGCCATTAGTCATGCCTGTAGGAGGTTTTACAGCTAATGGTAATGAACTAACTGCAATACCACAGTCTGCAACCTGTGTTCCACCAGCGTTATTAAACGTGGCTAGATGACCTGCTTGACTAGCTGGGTCAGCTTGAGTAACTAAAGGGAAACCATCAGTAGTTGTAATATTAATAACACCACTGTCAGTGACAGGGCTCCCAGTAATTGTCAAGCCTGCAGTAGGTGTCGAGCTAATACCTACACTAGAAACAGAACCAAAACCACCTAAGTTTATTCGAGCTTGTGCAGCAGTGGTAGCCCCTGTACCACCTTCAGAAATAGGAAGAGGAGTAGTTAAACCAGAAAGACTTGTAATGTCAGAGTTAGCACCTGAGCTTGCAAAGACGTTACCGCCTTGTGCTTGCTGAATGTAAGTACCTAAGTTACGAAACCAATCACGCCAACGAGGATTTTCTGAAATCTCATCTTGTGGTATTGGTGGTAAATTATTAGGAGCAGAACTAGGATTAACAGCCACTCTCAACTCCTTCAGCGTAGCCTGCAGCTTGTAAGTCTTCTAAGTGCTTTTGTACTTTTTCACCGATGTCCGTTCTGTAAGCGATTGAATTTGGAATCTCAATCTTCTTCTTAATGGTGTCATAGACCTTACAACGAGCATCTTCAATGGTTTCACCTAGTCCTACTACTGTGCAGACATAGTCACCTGCAGTAACAAACATAGGCTCATTCTCTTTGAGCTTACCATCAATCATTGCAGGACCTTTGCCCCACTGTACTTCACACAAGTGAACATCAGTAACAGCATCGTCCATGTCCATGCCCCAGATAGGATAACCAGAGTTCTCCTTCTTGGTTACTTGGCTATATGGATAGTCAGGAATAGTAACAACCACGCCAGCAGCAATCTTACTAGACACACGCAGAGTATCTTCTCCGTTGATAAGGTCTAACATCCACTGAGCAGGGTCTCCCTTGTGCAGAGAAAGTTGAATATTAAAGAGAGGCCAGCCTGGACGCATTGTGAACTCTAAAGGCCATGCTTGACCTTGTTTGTCGATAATACAGTTCACATCGATGTAGCCAGTGTAGCCTAAACCATGAAGCATGTCTTCTAGCGGCTTGAGCATCTGGTCAGCCAGCTTAGAGTCTTGCGTATAGCGAACAATAGTACCTTGCTCGCCAGTAGTAACACCGAGTTCACCGTCCATGAGCTTCTTGTGTTCCCAAGACTCACAGAAGTTCTTAGAGAAACCACAAGCACCAAACCAACCGCCTACACCGAACTCAATGCCAGGACGAAACTCTTGAAGAATAAACTTGCCCTTGAGAGCATTCTTTTTCTTCCAACGGTTCAACATGTAAATCATATCAGCAGCAGACTTCGCTACGTAAGATAAAGTCTTGTCTCCGTCACCGATAGGCTTAGATACAAAGCGACGTGGGTTCTCTTTCACATAAGCAATGGCTTCATCATACTTCTCGAAAGTACGACTTTGGATTGTCTTGATGCCAGCGAGATTAAGAATCTTCTCACCATGGTCACGCTCTTGTTCCCAACGATTAGTATCAATGGATGGTCCAAAGATAGGATAACCTTTATCACGATAACGCTCTAGTGCATGAATGTAGAATAAGTTATCTGTGCAGAACACGAGGTCTGCCCAGTTCATGTGGTCTTCCCAGTTGCTCACCCGTTTGATGAGACCACCGTCACCTACTTCAGAACGGCTACCATCCTTATTATGACGAATGAATAGACGTACTTCGTGTCCGTAGTCTTGGCTACGTAGGCCAAAAGAGAGACCGCAACCGCAGCCTGATTGGTCAATGATTAGTATTTTCATTCTTTTTTCTTACCGTAAACAGGGAGACCTAAAGTACCTAAAAGAGCACGTTTAGCACCTTCACCTGTAGGAGCTGTAATAGCTGATTGTGCTTGGAAAGGAACAGCCATTTGACCGATAGCTTTAGCTTTACCTGCTATAGTCTTATCTTTCAAAGGACCTAGTCCAGGAACAGTACCTGTAGTAGTTACAATAGCAGCACGAGGAATAAAACCAAGCTTATTAGTTAAAGTTTTTATAGGGTCTTTAACCCAGTGAATAGCTTCCATTGAGTGCTTAGCTAATTGCATGGATGTCCCGTCTCTGAACTCGATACGAGTAGGGTCTTTATTTTCCCAGATGTCGTGTCCAGAAGTTGCATTGTTTACTATGTTCAATACTGTAGCATAAATAGCAGCGTTACGCAACTGGTATTGACGTGCAAAGTCAGCTTCTAGTTTAGGATTCCAAAGACCTTTAAGACCAGAACCCTTGTTAAACATTGTCGTAAAAGCACGTAAGGTTGATACAGTCCAGTCAGGAGCAAACATCAAGAGCTGTAAGTTTCTACGTCCTGTCGGATTGAAAGCTGTCGCTGCAAGTTCTTTAGCAATCTTATTATTAGTACGTGCAGAAATCTCAAACCAATTTAAACTACCAAAAGTGTTATTAGCGTAAGAAGAAATCTCTCGAGCTAAAAGTCTAGGGTCTACATCAGGATGAGCAAGCTTAGCTTCTTCTAGTTTTTTTAAAGCTATCAGTGTTTTAAAGCCAGTAGCAGCAAAGTCCCAAGTCAACTTATCAAAAGGCTTTAAGGTAATGTCTTCTACTTTACGTAGAGCCTTCTCAGTGATATTAGTATCTTTAATAGGGCTATACTTATTCATTACCCAGTCAGCACCTTTGCCAATGTCAGATAAGATACCTCTAGAAACGTCTTCAGGAGTTTCTACAACCAAGCCTTCACGCAACAGCATGTCAACGTTATCACCTAGACCACCTTCACGTAAAGTCTTTAAAGCAGCCTTAGTTCCTGCAAAGCCTGTAGCAAGTTCTTTAGCAAACTTAATAGGGTCAGATAAAAGGAATGCTTCAGCCAAAGACTTAGCATGGAATAGACTACCAACCACGTTAGCACGTTTAGCAGCTTGAGAGACTGCATTCAAGCCTTTCATAATCATCCCTGGGTTCGTATTGTTAAATACAAACTTCATAGGAATAGCCATGTCAGGATGGAAAGCATAACCAGGCATCTGAGGATAAGTAACCCAGTCACGAGGCATAGGTTCTTTTTCTGTAATCTTCTGAGCTACAGGGTAGCCTTCAACATCTTTTAAATTCTTTAAAGAGCCAAGCATTTCTTTGTTGAGAATAGCTTTCTCCATAGAGGCAGAGTATTGCTTCCAGATTTCAGCAGCGTTCTTGGTCTTGACAACCATGCCACTGCCTTCAATAGCGTTCTGCAAGTCTTCAAAGGTTTCGTACTTACGT